GAAGTGTTTGACCCGACGGTAAATCCGGTGATGCTATAGGCGGTGTGCGCGTCAGCCCCAATCCAGCTCAGCGCAGCGGATTGCCATCCACCAGATTTACTCCCGCCAGATCCATCTATCCTGCAACCATCCCACGCGTTAATCGTTGAAGATATTGCATAACTCTTGTTGCCGGGAAACTGCACAATTCCGCCGTAAGCTCCTGAGCCATTATTCCAGCAGGCATTGAAGGCCGCCTGGATCGCCGCCGTGTCGTCTGTTGAGCCGTTGCCCACGGCCCCATATTGCGTCACGTCGTAGCGCGGGCCGATGCTGGACAGGTTCTTGGCGGAGAGAGTTGTGAATGTTCCCGCCGCTGGAGTCGTTCCTCCAATTGCCGGCGGAGTAGCGTAGTTCTGAGTAGCAAAGGTGCCCAGACCAGAAACCTGAGTGGAGGGAATTGTGGGCAAGTCTGCTGCTACCAGCGAGCACGGCACAAAACTGGTACCCGTCCCACAAGTGCCGATGACCTGATGCGAGGTCTGTCCGGTCGTAGGGGTGAATGTCTGAGTTCCGCTGGCGCTGATGGTTGGAGGCGAGGCCGTGAGCCAGGAAGGGATTGCCCACGCAATGCTGCCAATGCCGGAACCAGATCCAGTGAATGTGCAGGTCGTAGTAGAGCAACTCACGCCCGAGCCAGAGAATGTGAATGCGCCCGGCACGCCGTTGATGCTGGAGACGCCGCCAGAGGGTGTAGAGCACGTTCCATCGCTCTTGAGATAGCCGGAGCAGGAACCAGAGCCAAAGAGCGCGGTGATGTCGCTATAAAGCGGCGAACGCCATGCTGTTGCACCTGAGTTCGACACACCTATGGTGTTTGCGGCGGGGTAGGTCATCGAGCCACCACCCGCCGCCCATTTCAGCCCTACCGCCTGGGTTGAATCCGCTGTCAACACGTATCCGTCTGTTCCAACAGGAATGCGTGCATTCGTTGTGCCGTAGCCGTACAGATCACCCTTCGTGGTGAGCGGGGAAGTACCGCTTGGCGTGGAGTTGATCGTCACAATCCCTGTACCACTAGGACCCGTGGACGAGATGGTAACGTTTGTGCCGGGTACGATCTGTGAGACGCCTCCGCCTGTGTTAGGGGTCACACCTGTATCAGTTGTTCCGCTACTCCGATAAACATCCAAACAGATTCCGTTTGCCGCATAGAAGAGATATTGACCTGTATTCGTATCGGCGGTAAATGGTCCCGTCTGTGGGCTTCCCGTGAGAGATAAATAGTAGGTAGCCAGCGTGGTAGTGCCTGTCAGATATGGCGTCACCGTGCATCCGGGAATGATCCCCTGCAACTTGTTTGTCGAGTTCATACCCGACACAACAGCCGATTGCGCCCCTTGTTCACACCAGCCATTCACCGTCGATAGTTGAGCCGAGGCCGGAAGAGATACCGCTAAGACGATCAACACAAACAGGTTCTTCATGCAGATAGTCTACCGCTTTTTGGTGACATGAGAGTATGATATTTTCATGCCGAGACGTAAAACAGTACCAAACGCCCCACCTTTGGCCCCGCAAGAGGCTGTTGCTGCCACACCCGCGCCACTCCCGGTTCTACCGCCTGTGACATCACCCGCAGTCGTTGCACTTCAATCTCAGGTTGTCGAACTGGTCGGCCAACGAACTGCCGGCCGTCAGCGCCTCACCCAATCACACGCCGAGTACCTGCTAGCCCAAAGCAAGTTTCAGGCCGCTCAAGCCGAGTTGCAGGGAATCGAGCAGGAAGTTCAGTACCGAATCGGACTCATCGCTCAACTGGAAAACCGTCAGCCAATGGCTCCTGTTCTCCAGATGACATCCATGCCGTCAATTCAAGGCGTGTCTGTCGATCCCGCTCCAGCACAGCGCGGCGTGCAGGGATACGGTGACCCGAACGATATGGTTTCCCGCGCCCATGCATCCCGCAATCCCAATGAACTCACAGGGACGATGATGTAGGAGGAAGTTATGATTGGAGATTGGGCAGAAACATTGGCAGAAGTGACACCTAGACGATATAAAAACCCGTCTGGGATTCTGGGAAGCACGTGGTTTGCAAAGGCCACCGTCATAGGAAAGTTTTACGAAGGAGACGGATCGACCCCCGGAGACGCTGTGGTGGGTTTAGTAGCGACACTCAATAAGCATGGGGTACTGGAATGTTTCATGGAAAAGGGACGAAACCAGTCTCCGATGACGGCTCCAATCCTCTCGGACAACACGCCCTAAACGGGCAAGGATGGATACGGTCGTAGCACATGGATAGGTTCTCTTCGGGCGGTTCCCCCGCCGCCCAGATTCTTTCCAACTTCGATTGAGCTAGTGCAATAATCGCACTTCCCCGCTGTGGAGCTTCCATGCTCAGGACATGAATTGACTCAGCCAACACCCCATCGTCTCCCATAGCGTCAAGCCAGTCCTCGCGTGAGGCATTGTCGTGTTCCCGCTCAACCTTGATCCAAGTGGAACCAAAGTCGTCACCATCACGTTTTTTGAATCTCAAGGTCTTCGCCACCGGGTGCCGGTAAGCGCGGGTGAACGGGTTTGACCAGCGACCTTTTCGCAGGGAACCAAGTTCGACAACAACGCAGTCTATTCCCACTCCATAGACGGAACACTCCCCGGCCACATCCCACGACCTCTCCATAGCCAGTTGCGCCCATGAATCCCATCGGTCCACCAGCACAACCCGGCGAAGATGTGTCTCAGAACCGTTCAGGAAGGCTCCAGAGGTCCACGGGGTTCCATCGGGAAGGGAGATAGTCTCAGGACGCTTGTACGGAGTCTGTGAGCCGCGGAGTAGCCATGCCAGAAAGTTGGCGAGACTGGCGATATGCTGCGCGAGGCCGAGCAAGTCTTCTTCCGATGTGTCAACTCCGGGGTCCACGCACAGGTCCATCGCGTGAGACTCTGCCGATTCCCCTGCGTCTCCTGTGGTACATAGTCCGTGTTCGACGGCGAGGTAGAGAATTTCCTTGGGAGCCAGGAACGGAGCAGCCCATCGCAAAGAGTACCAGGCGCGGCGTTCGCAAAGGTCACTGCTGAGTAGAGTTTTGGCGGTATTCATCGGCTGTCTTCTGGAGTTCTTGAGATTTTGGACCGCGAGGGGTGGCGGCGGAAGCACCAATAAGAGAAAGAACTTTCGGGTCTACTTTGATTCCCTGCTTTTGAGCTTCCTCGGTAATCTCCTTCAAGGGACCACGCATATTCTCTGGGATGTGCGCTATGTCATAAGCGGTTGGCTCTGTGATTAGCTTTAACACCGATTCATTTCTGAGAAGAGTTGCTAATGCGTGGCGTCCAAGCCCGTAAATTACACGCGCTCCGACTATTCTAGCGGCGGCGGGTATTCCCCCACGCATTGCCTCTTCGATCACTCCAAATGCCGCCATATTGCTGATGAATTTGCTGGCTGGACCACTAAGGGTTTCAGATTTAGACAGCATGGATTCACGCTTCGCTTGACGAATATCCTCAGTACCAATGTCAGTAGGCTTCCCAACTGCGTTACGCGCTCTCTCTTCCGCGCTACCAGACGTTAGAACAGGATGGGATGGAGTGGGGGCGGGTTTCGTTTGAGGAGCTTTATACTGCGTCTCTCTCTCAGAAAAAGGTTCTGTTCTCCCTAATACAGGAGGCTTCGGTTTTGGAACTTCTATTGTTCCATACGGAGTAAATTTTGCCTTGGACCCTTGCGCCGTGTTGAGGTCTTTTTCAATCTGGTCAGCGAGTTTAGATCCATCTTCCCCAAACGCACGGAGACGTGCAAGATAACTTTGCTGGCCACGCATCGCACCAAGCATCCCATGAGATTCTGGGTCTGCGAGAATATTATGCAGGGGGGATGAACGGTCGCGGAACGCTTGCGCCCAATCTCTCCATGCAGACCGCGCCGCAGCCGCTTCTTCGGAAAGACCTTCCTTTTTGGCGATCTTGTCCATTTCATCAACGATGCCAGGAATACCGTTCTCTGGGTCGCCCTCCAGCATCATTTCGTAGATATGGTAAGTGGTTCCAGAAAGACCACCCTTCCTCATCGCGTTCCCGATTTTCGAGCGGAATTCGTCGTATACCCCATAGGTGGGAGAGGAGTTTTTCAATGCCTTCTCGAATTTTTCCAACAAAGGGGGCTTCGACTCAGCGGCACTCATGTTGTCTATTCCGTGTGTCGCTATACGGTCTGCGATTTCCGGGTCAACGTCTTCGTCTTGAAGTTTAGGCTTCAATTCCTTGTACAGGTTGTCGGCCTCGTCGTGGACTCGTTCCTCCACTTTACCGAGTTCAACCTTTGCCGAACGCTCGTTCTCGTTGAGAGATGATTGCGTCTGTCCGTGTTTTTCTACTGCTTTCTCATGCTCCTGAGTTAGACGCTTATTCTCGGCTTCCGTTCTCTCCGTCTCCGCTTTATGCTCTGCATGTTTGCGGAAATACTCTTTCTGTGCTGCTTCGTGATCGGCCTTAGCCTTATCGCGTGCGGCAGCGACGGAATCCTTGTGAGTCTTGGACGCAACCTCATCTTGGTTTTTAGTTCCTGCGGCTTTTGTTTGATCTTCGGTAGATATTTCTCCAGTCTTTTTTGCCACCAAGTCTTTATTTTTCTGAGTCTCCTTAACAAGCTCTCTCATCACATGAGGACCAGTTCCGGTAGCTCCACGTACAGCAGCATCTTTCGCCTTCGCAACCTTTTCCAGTAACCCCCGCGTCACCTTGCCAATGACAGGCTTTGCAGCCTCACCTACTGCCCCGGACGCCTCCCCGGTGGCCCACATACCCAAACCAGTACCCGCAAGGTTGAGAGCCGCCCGCGCCTTACCTTTTTCCGCTGATTCAGTGATAGCCTGTTCTACAAGAGGTTTGACTAAAAGTTGTCCCATAGCTCCCGCTTCGTTTCCGTAATTATCGGCCATGGCTTGCCCCGCGCTCTTCGCTATGCCAACCGCAGAGTCTATGGGATGAGAGATGAGCGGAAGGAATGTGCTTCCAACGTGTCGCACGAAATCGTCAACCGTGTTCTTTATTGGATTATGCCACTCCTCGGCGCGAGGGTTTGGGTTGGTGAGATTGTCAATCCACCTTTGCGCCCCATTGCGCTCATCTCCCGGCGCGGGTTCTCCTGTGGGGGTTCGACCGCTTGGATCGCTAGACGATGGTGTGTCCTCAACAAAACTAGAAGGAGCGTCGGGAACGAAACTTTTTGGAGGAGTAGGCATTATTGCACCTTCGTCATCGTGCTCGGATCAAAGTCGCCTGCATCTATTGTTCCCACTCTTCCGTCTGAGAGTTTAACCTTCATCTTGGAACTTCCGCCGCCACCCTGCTGCTTTGTCTTCAGTAGCTTTTGGTGAATCTGGCCGGATGGTGTGCTAATCTTCGGCAACTCCGGCTTGACATGGTCAGCTACTTCCCTCTGCTCTTTGGCGACCGCGTCCATACCTTCAAGTAGCATTTTTCGCAACTCTGGGGGAAGTTCTCCCTTCGCAGCCTTAGTCGCCATCTGCTCAATGTTCATCCCCAAACTGCCAATCTTCAACGTCAACATCAATTCAGCGGCAGTTTTTCGCCCACCTTTTTGCACCACGGTAGTGTAGAAGTTTTGCAGTTCGTTATCAGCCACAGATTTTTTACCCGGCTGCGAGTATTGAGCCTTAAGCGCAGCCATCGTCTCCTCGGTCTGGTCGGCCTGGGTGTTCAATGTCCGGTAGGTTTCCAGATCGGATCGGTACTGCGTCATGAGTTCTTGGAATTGTTGAGTTTGCCCCATGCGCTCAAAACCTGCGGCAATAGTCCGCGCCTGACGTTGTGCAATCTCATCTTCTTTTCGCTGCTCATCTTTTCGTTTCTGCTCTTTTGCATCCTGAATAGTTTGCCACATTTGCTTGGCTTCGGGAGGCGCATCGCCATCCCTTCCGAGTTGTGATGGAAGGTATTGTTTTCCCGTATCCTGGTCCTGCACAGCTACCGGGATTCCTCCAGCCTCAATTGCCTTGAGTCCTTTCGGAGGTTTATTGGCTTTTTTGGCGCCCTCAAGAGCAATCGCATCCGCCGAGAGTTGCTTCTCTAATGTTTGAGCGTCTCTCAATTTCGCGGCCTCTGCGTCTCTCTCTGGAGTCCATTCATAAGGCAATTGACCACCCGCAGCGAGATTGTCTTTGAATTGCGCCTCATGCTTCTTCCACTTGTCAATCCGGCTGTTCAGGTCGTTCGTCAAGTGCATCTTGCTGAGAGCGCGGATTCCCATTTTATGTTCAAACGACATACTTTCGGGGTTTGGATGCTGGCTCTCGTAAATCTGGCCGGCCAATCCACCGAACCGATTCATCGCCTCATCGTGCTGAGTCTGATACTGCGGATACGCTTTGCCGGTTGTGGGGTCAGTAAAGTGCGCGGCTATCAACTGCTGATTCTTGGCCGAGTCTTGCAACATGGTTAGATTTTTCGCCTGTACGTCACGTTGCCGTTGCTGTGAGTCTTCGATTACGCTTGCTGCGTGGGTTCCCGTTGGGGTGTTGGATGCAGTTCCCACGCCCGCCGTCAAGCTTTGAAGAAAGGTCTGAATATCGCCCATTAGTTCCCCCCAGGCATTCCGCCAACCATAGGTATTCCGCCAGACCCATTTTGCCCAACCGCGCCGCCCATTCCTTGCTGGGGAGCCTCCACACCGCCTCCAGCGTCACCGCCACCCGGAGCGGACCCTCCACCCCTTCTCAATTTGTCGAGTATTGAAGAGACTGAATTAGGGAAACTACCTCCACCCCTTCTCAATTTGTCGAGTATTGAAGAGACTGAGTTTGGGAAATCTTTATGCGGTCCACCTGTGGATGGGTCAGTCATCAGCGCGTGGTCTACCGCGTCATCGTGCGCTATCGGCTTTGCGGGAGTGGACTCTCCTCCGGGAGAAGAGTGTTCGACATGGCTTGACTGCGCCATCGCATTCAAATTGTCTTGGCTCTGCTGGGCAGCTTTAGACACGCTACCAATATCCTTTCCAATCTTGTGCGTGATTATCATTCCCGCCATATCATCTCCCTACTTCAACAACATTTGTGAGGCAATCGACGAATAGCTTCCCCACTCGTCATTTACATTGGAAGCACGTTGCTGCTGCTCTGTGACGTTCTGGTTGAACACGTCGTTGTTCCCGGCCATACTCGAATTGAGTAGGTTGGTTCCCGTCGAAGCCGCGCCCCTGACCGCATCGCTGGTGAGCTTGCTTGTCATGTCGTTTACGCCTGCACGAGCCGCATCCATCGTGTTCTGGTTTGATGCGTTGGTTCCTCCAGATCGCGTACCAAACTGAGAATTTGTCTGAGTCTTTTCATTGGCCTGCTTGGAAATGGCGTTGATCTGAGGGGCAAGCATTTTGGCAATCTGCGCCTGATTTCCACTCATCAGGGCGCTCATGATGCCAGACGATTGGGAGATCAGACCCTCTCCTTGCGCCCCTGCAAAGTTGGATTCGTTGGTAAGATTAGAGGTCGCTTGAAGCTCTCCGCTAGACGGTCCCATGCCAATGCCGAAGATTCCATCCTCTTCGCGCCAGAGCCGGATTAGAAGTTCTTTGATCCTCATAAATCCACTTCCTGTCACGTACAGTTTATACCTAAGTTGCCGCTACCTGCGCCGTCAAAATTCCGTTCGTATAAGTCATGGAGCCTTGAGTTCCGCCCGTGGTTAGTTTAGCCGTAGTGATAGTTAGGCTCAATCCTGATGCCGGGAGTTGAGATGTGGTGATCTGCCCCGTCAATGAGGATAGTGCAGGAACTTGCGCCGATGTTGCCGATCCGCTTATGTCTGTGAACGCGGGCTGCGCTGCCGTCCATGCCCCCGTCGCCGCGTTGTAGGCCGTCAGCCATTCGTGAGCAACCGCGCCAAACGTTACCGGAACAATCGGCTCCGTCCATGCCCACCAGTTCGTCCCATCGTAGGCCACCATCGCACAATAGTTGGTCAGAATCGCCATTGAAGACGCGCCGGGATTCCCTGCGTAGCTAATCGTCCCGCTCGCCGGGGTGAGAGTTGCCGTCCCAGCGCCCTGATTCGCAACGAATAAGCCGTAGGGTGTCACAAATGGTACAAGTGTGACGGCCACAGGAGAAGCGTCTGCGAGAACAAGCAGTCCGCCATTATCGAAACTCGATGTGGAGTAGGATGCAACACCGCTCTGGTTGTTGACCGGAATCCCCGAAACGCTTCCCGGTGTCGATCCTCCGCCGGTCGTGATGTTCTCTTGGACTGCCGTGTTGGTAGTGGTGGAACCAGCCGATCTTGCCGAAAGCAGAGAAAATGCCTGAGTGTGGTTGCCGAGTTTCTGATAAATGAGTTGAAGGTGACGGCGCACGTTGGATGGGACATCGCTTTCTATCGACGGTCCAGCGGTAATGATTGGTGGCTGACTCATGTGGTGCTGTCTCCAACGCCAAACCCAGCTTCAAATGGCTTGATCGTTACCGATTTTACTCCCCATCCAGAGTACATTACCGCGCAACCCGCCGCGTAAATCGTGAACGGCTGCGAAGAATTGGCCGTCCATCCGATGATTTTGAACTTGTTTGGCGGGAAGGTCGAGAACAGTTTCACTTGCGCTCCGCTCGTGCTTGGGAACGTCAGAGTGATAGGGCTTCCGTTGTCAGGAGTCATCACCAGCGTCACCGTGGCCGTGGACTGGTATGCCAAGTTTATCCACTCCACGTGGCCCCACCCCGGCCCGTAGCTCAACAGGCCCGTCTTCCATCCGATCATCGCCGCCGGCATAATCGTCCAGTCCGGTTGCCACTCACTCAATACGTTCCCGCTCACGATAGGCCATGAGAACTGACAGGCAAGGTCTTTCACGTCCGCGTTCGTCGCCGCCGTGAAGTCCACAAGGTAGTCACTCTCCGCTGCTCCGGTCCCCACTGTGGCAGGTAGGAATCCCGTGATTGCCGTCTGGAGACGGTTGGCCCAGAACGCCATGCTTATCACGCTCGCGGCCACTGCCCGCAAGAACACCCCGCCAACACGCTTCACAATGCGCGTGCTGCCCTTACCCTCCGAGCGCGTGATAATGACAGCCGTCTGCGTTTCCGTTCCCGCCGCATCAAAAGCTCTGATCGTTCCGTCACTGCATCCGCAAAGGATCTGATTCACTCCTGTAGCCAGGGCGTGACAGTTCACTGATGGCGTGTAGGAATCAACGACCCATCCCTTTGCCTCCATGTCGTAAACAAGGGTGCGAGGAGTGCCTGTGGTGTCTTGGTAGTCATAGAATATATAGCCGGGAACGCAAGCGATAGTCTGCGCGTTTGGCAATGAGTCGTTTGGCGGATAGATCGTCTGATTCCCGATAACGATTGGCGATGGTCCCTCTGGCTCTCCGTGGGGAAACAGGTTGTAGATGTTTGCGGAAACATCTTGCTCTGGCCCTCCACCTTGCGAAACGAAAATTCCATCCTTTGCCCTGAACGCTATCAGGCTACCGATACCTCCAAGAGCGTATCGCATGAAAAGCCCACGAGTTGACGCAGCTTGAACCGGAGTCCACAGAGGCCCAGTAGTACCCGTCACCGTTGCTACCGCGTCAGAGAAGTTGGGATACAGGAGCCAGAACCGTTCTGGCGAGAACACAACATGAAGCTCTGATGTCACAATTCCGTTGACAAGACCCTCGGACGGACTGCAAACGTAAAGCCTCTGCGAAGACGGAGCCGAGTCAAAATTGTTTCCCATCGAAGTAAGAAGATCGCCCGGATTGAGAGGGTCGAGTCCCAACATAAACGAACCCCCTCCGCTGTCCGGGGTCGGACCCCAAAGAACAGGAGACGGCTCTGCCGCCAAGTCAGGTTCGTTGATTTGCCACGTTTGGCCCGTTCCGGTTGGAGGGTATCCAAACGAGATGAAACCTGTTCCATCGGTAGATGCAACCGTTGTGTAGACTTCCATCGCGGTGGTGGAGCTTGGTCGGTTATAGAGGACATAGGCTACACCCGCGATAAGGACGATGGTTCCTGGCAACCAGCGCACGTTGAACACGTCACCCGACACCCATGCGATCGCTCCGTTCGCCGCGACGTTGCAAGTGCCTGAGCGCGGCAGATCAATCGAAGGAAACGGCTCGTAATTATTGAAGCTCATGAGCGGATTTGACGCAATAGATAGATCGGTTGCCGTGTCAGTAAACGATGGACTGGAGTTGGGAACAGAAAGAACGTAGGTGAAATTGTCTAGCCCCGGACCTTGGCGGTATACGTCAATCGTATTCACTTGAGGGTCAAGTGATGCCGTGCAAGTCCCCGTCCCTGAAAGGGATGTGTAGTATACGGTTATCGTGAACGAATAGAAGAATGAGCGAGTCGTTCCGGTGTCCGTGACCAGCACTTGTACGCCGAACCCGAAGGTTGGATCGTTGGCGATGGCTGGTGTAATGATTGCACCCCATGAGTCACTCCCACCGCCAAGAATAAGATCGGCGGTGGGAGTGACTTGATTCTGAGCTCCCGGTGTCTTCGGTTGTCCTAAGATCGCCCCCTGATAGAACAGAGCAACATTTTGAATGGTTCCTGTCGCTACAGCTTGTCCAGCCCAATTCAGGTCTACTTCAACTCCATCAATGGTCACTCCAGCAGGAATAGTGAGTCCATAATCGAAAGCGTTGATGTAGTTTGTCAGTGTTCCTCCCACAACGCCTCCTTTCGTGCGGAGTTGACCATCCACTTGGACCTCGTACTGCGAGGCGTTCCAACTCATACTCACGCCCTGGTCGGAACTGTGGGGAATAATCGTTCCCGTGCTGTTGCTTTGAGGAACAATTTGAGGAGCGGACTCAGGCGACGGGTTGGAAGTGGCGCCGGTATTTTTATCACGATAGGTGTAGCGATACGTCACCCAATTCGGCCCTGTCCCTGAGCCTACTGTGATTGCCGGTGCGACTTGAGGTTCCTTCACTCCCATCTTGTATACCGTTCCATCTGCTCTAACCTTGAGCATTCCTGAAACAATACCGTATGCCGCATAGGAAGGGTTGAGGATGCTCACGGCGAGAGAAGTGTCGGCGATGTAGTCAAATGGACGTGGGCTGGCAGGAGGCCGGTACGGGAGAAACGATAGTGGATTTCCACTCAGCCCGGATGCGACTTGAGTCGATCCAACGTACAGGCTTCCATTCGACACACTCAGGTACGCGTAAGGCGTTGGGGACTGGTAAGGGTCATTCAGACGAGCAACAGACGTGATTCCATTGGCAAGCGCGGAAGTAAGAAGATTCACCCCTAGAGGGAATCGAGCAACAGTCATAGACTTGCGATAGCGGCGGACATTTTGAAGAAATGGCCATCCTCCACCGTTCTCCGCGATCTGATCGGGAGAAGCCATCGAGTTGATGCCACCCGCAATATCTAGTCTGATTCCGTTTTCCACTACTTGCCTCTCAACCTTTTTCCGCGCTGTTTGGATGCGATTTTACGCATATTATCCGCAAAAACAGCCCTTTTTTCCGTCAATCCGCCTTTCTTCTTTCCGGCGGCGATCTTCTTCTTAGTTGCTTTTCCGAAAGAGCCTTTAGTGCCCTTGTGAGTCATTTTTTCGTCGGCATTCTGACTCCAGCGTTTCGGATTCTCCCGGCTCACTGCATCTCTTGAGTTTCCCATCTTGGTTGTGATACCTCCTGTTTTTTACCCTCAGTGTGCAGGTACTTAGAAAAAATTCCCTGGCTCATCCATCTTTTATTGCGGTCAGCACAGAACTGGTAGAACGCTTTCAGCATCGGCATGGTTGCCTGAAAACCTTCGTTTCCCAACTTGAACGATGCGACGTGGTGCGCGTAATTCAGTACCGCGTCCCAATCGTCCCGCGCTACCTGCAAGTACGTTCCTGTCGCGTCTAGCAGCGGAGCATTGCCAACCAAAGTCACATTGAGATTCACGCCGACTCCGGGAACGGGTGCGATCATATCCATTCCGGCCTCAATCACCGCTGGAAGATTGTTCTGTGACTGCTGCCAGTTCACCGCGAGAGTGTCCATCTCGGCCAGTGAAACTGTTTTTGATACCTGACCATTGATGAGTGTTTGAAGAAGCCAGTTCGACTGCTTCATCATCTCCATCATCTCGGTATAGCGTTCCATGCAGTATGCGGCCCGTTGCCGGTCAGTAGATTCCGCCTCTTGCCCAAGAACATCGGCAAGCGCCCCGTAGAGAGCAACCATCGACCAGTCATCAGGGATTCCGAGAAGCGAATCTGCTGGAGGAGCCAACGTGGGACCAGCATTGAGCGCAAGCATCTCGAAGTACCCCGGCAAGTTCGGGGCAATGTCCACGTCGAAAGAGAGAGGAGGCTCGCTGGACACTGACCACGACTGCGGAAACCCGGAAGTCTGGAGGTACTGCGGCTCGAATGACTGAAATGAAAGTGCATCCTCGCGCGTCAAAAGAAACGGCTGAAAGAACTGTAGCGCCGTCCCGGAAAGTGGAGCTATGGTTGGCAAACTCAACCCTACGGCCGTACCGGATACCGAAGTGGCAAATGTGCCAGCCTGAATCCCCGCTCCGCCGACTACCTGCCCAGCCACAACACCCGCTGCCGCGCTCAGGATGACTTGAGACGAACCGGACGCTGCCGTTCCGGTCGTCTGTGCCACCAGAGCCATGAAACGGTTCCTCTGCGGCTGTAGGACGGTATCAGCAAGAGCGTATGGACCGCGCACACCTGGAGTGGCGTTGATTGGGGAAAGTAGTGCGATATTGCACGAGGTCTGCTGAATTATCTCCTGCAACCGCTTCTGGAGCGCGTCTTGAAGATTGCCGATATTGAACTGAGAACTCCCGGTCCACGCACCTCCGCTAGCAGGCTCAAGCAGCATATACTCCATCTGCGTGTACAGGGATGTGTCCGTGACGGTGCGAATCCGCGGCGAATTGGCAAGCGTTCCGGTGTTGATCCACTGACCATTGGCATTGGGAATGGAGACGGTCGAGTTCCACTGCTCACATAGTCCGTTGAAGTGCCGCAATGCTTCAGTGATGCATAGGTACAGTTCTGTGGGCGTCCAGAGTGACCAATTGTTTAGCCTTCCCTGCAACGCCGTAACAGCCGCCGTCTTCGTGAGCCATGAATACGTCGCCATTCTTCATTGCCTATGCGAAAACCATCACGTCGATTTTGTCTCCAACCGTTCCATAAAGAAACCAGTCGGAAAGAGTTTCTGCCTGAGCAAGAGGAGCTACAACAAATGGAGGCTGCGTAGTGCTACTCCCTGCCGCAAGAGCAATCCCAACCGTAGAACTCACGGTAGAATCCCCTACCCGAACCACATGGGCGGCATTGTTTTGAATCACAATCGAGTTGAAGTTCAGGTTTCTCGCCACAACAAGGTCTGATGGAGCGATTGGTGTTGCTCCCGACAGCAAGGTTACTTGAATCAGATACATTAGACTCCTCCTCCAGATGGGTAACCACCCAGATTCAATCCTGCATTCATGGTTGCATAAGGCTCCCCGGCCTGCCACTTTCCGGGTTGGTGCGTGTGCGTAAAATTCTCTCCGTCCAAGTTCAAGTCGATGGAGAGAACATTCCCAAACAGTTCAAAATACGTATTCTGAGCCATCGTCGAGAGAAGCATCATCCCTTTTCCGGACCAAGGAACTTTTGCCTCCATGTCCGCCGCCTTGTCGAGAAGAAGAATCTCTTTGGCTTTGAACTCCAGCATATTCTCTGTGATCGGAGAGGGAGGAAACATTGTCTGCCAGTCGCTCTGCGTCTGCGGCAATGGTCCAGTGCGACGATAGTTGAGCGTGTACGGGCAGTAGTTTCCCTGATGCGGCCACAACTCGAATCTGGGCCATCCCGGAGTAGAACTTCCCGGCCTGTTATCGAATCCCGCCGGAACACAATACAGAGGAATTGAGAAGTCCTGCCGCTGCGGGTCATCGCTGGCAAGATCGGCTTGAGTCTTCGACCAGAAATCAATAGGCTGGTCATTCGTAAAATCCTGAATCGAGATGAACTTTCGGAAGTCTTGAACTGGGGCCACAAAGTACGCCTGATAGATCATGAACGGCTGTCCTGACCCGATTGTTGGCTCCATCCACGGACGGTCGAGAGTCAGAGTCACGAACCCCGGATTGATCGTATTGTAGTCGTAGCCCACAATGTCGTAGATCGCGTATGCCGGGTTTCTGTATTGAAGATTCGTCAGCAACGGCATTCCGGCGTAAGCGATTAGCGCCGCAGTTGCCACCGCGTCCGCGATGACCTGATTCGAGTACGGAGTCGTGGTAAAACTTCCGGTATCGAAGAGTACCCCTGGAACAAGCCAACCAGAGAATCCTTTTTGGAAGCTCCAGTCTGTCTGATTATAGATAGCCTCCAGAGCGCGATAGACTCCCGTCTGACACCGTGGCAACGGTGAATCGGGAACCAACCTCGTCAAATTCATTGCTACCGTTCCAAGACTCATCTACGCTCCTTACGAAAAAAGGGACAGGCAGCTTTTGCCACCTGCCCCAAGGCCACCCGCGACGATAGCCCTACAAACTTGAGATGACCGCACCAAACTGCAATGTCTCCGCACTCAGATTCGCGCCCGTTGGTACTTCCTGCGCAGCGGTGGACATGGTGACGGTAAGAGTCGCTGGAGTTCCTCCCGGAGTTCCCCCCATAGTTGCTGTCGGAGGAGTCGTGTAATATACAGGGGTCGTGACTACTGCGGCAGTTACGGTTGTAGCCGTTACAGTCACAGTACCAGTCGCGGCTCCACTTGAGAACGTAATCGGATAGGTACCCGGCGTCATTCCAGTTCCGGCGGCATTCTGTGTCACCTTCGCCACTCCAGAACCACCACCGATGTTATTGAAGAACCAGCGAGCCGTCCATCCCGATTGAGAGGGAGCAGGAGCACCGGCACGAACGATATTGTAACCAGCCGAAGTTGGGTTAAACCTCACATCATAATTCCCACTCACCGTGGTAGCCGAGGACGGAAAATTGATGTACTCGTTCGCGCCCGGATTGTAGACAGGATCGCCCGTAGCTTGCGAGTAGGAGGCGGGTCCGGCAGCATAAAGCAATGCTTGCCGAAACTCGCCAACCTGTGCGCTCGGATATACGTAATTCGTGTTCACGCTGTCTCCTTACCCCTGCTGAACTGGAATGCGCAGGATGCCGCGAACCGTAGCCGAGGCTGTTGCAATGTCGAGGGTGTCGGCAAAGTATCCCACCGGAACCGCCGTCGCCGCCGTGGTTGTCGTTACTGCCGCGCCGTTCGTCGCCGCCGCATAGCAGCCCGCCGCCGTATTGGTGGCCGTGGTCACAAGAATCGGAGCAATGCCCTCTTCCTGAATAACGATCCATGCGCCAGCCGTAATCTGCGCCGCCGTGATGGTGGTCAGCGACACGCCGCGAACCGTGCTCAACTGCGCCGAGGATGAATCGAACGAACTGATGAAGTTTGGGCTGATGTACTGCGCCGCCAGAACCGATCCATTCGATCCACTGGACAGCACGCTCGAAAGCGTGAATGTCGGGACCGAAGTCATGTTCGCGCCAGGATAGGTCAACTGCGCCGATGTGATGACGCCGCCCACAATGGTCAGGTTGGCCGTAGCCGCCGTGCCGCCAGCAGCCGAAGACGAGATCGACACCGTGCCACTCGTTGCGCCGGTTGCGGTAATCACATAGCCTGTTCCGCCTGCCGCCACCAACACCTGTGCGACCGAAGTTCCCAGACCGATACCCACCGGAGTCCCGAACTTGATGTTCGAGTAGGTGGCGTTCGGAGAGACACGGACAAAGCGATAGCGCCCCGGATAGAGGTTCGCGCCATACTGAATATTCCACTGCGCGGCTTCATCTGCCGTCAGGTCCACGTAGTCGCCCTCGTGGAGCGTTCCGCCAAGATACGGGATGCCGGTATTCACATCGGCCATCCCGGTCGGCGACGTGTAGACCGCGAACGGGCCAAGAAAGAAAGATTGTGCTGTAGTCTGTGCCATGTTATTGTCCAACCCCCTTGAATCCGTACAGGATCATGCCGTGTGTCGGCTGGTCCGGGAAAAGGTTTGTCGCATACCGCAAGTAGAGGATGCTCGAAGAAATGTTATTGGGGATGCGATTCTCATCGAACGTCATCGTCCAACCGGAACCCGGCTTGGGCTTCAAAGCAACCATCGCGTGCGGGTCAAGGAAGTAAAGCACTTCGCCCGGATTGATGGTCGTGTTCGACGGGATGTTTGAGCCGGTCGGAGACAGAGCGCCAGTGGCGATATTCGCTCCGTTCAGCTTGAACGTCGGAGTGAGGAACGGAACAAGCTGCGTTGTGCCGCCCGCGCCGTCGTAGAACTTGGCTTGGCTGGTTGTGCCAAACGCGCCCGGATTGCCGCCGGGGAGTGTCTGCCATGCCGCCGAAGAAGGAGCCAGAGGATCGGCATGAATCTTCATGCCGTTGAAGTCCACCGAGGGCCAGCCGAAGTCGGTCCCCTCCTTCACATCCAACTGAAGGACCACAGACTGCTGACGGAAGGCCAGGGCGATTGCGCCCCATCCGTAGAAGCTGGTGAATCCAACCCGCGCCTTTGCGCCCAGCGTGCCGAGACGGGCATTCGCCAAGAGGAAGTGTGAGTAGTTGATTGACCCTGCCGCGCCAGTCGGAGTTCCGCAGTAGTACGGGGTCGAGTTAAACGCCTGCCCAACCACACCATTGCGCGTCACGCCGCCGGTCGTGAGGTAGTAGTTCCCGAACGGACCCGGATCGACACCGTTGCTGAACTGCTCATCGAAACCGTTGATCGCGCGATGCCGGTCTTGCGCCACGCCAGCGGACGAACCAAACGAGGAACCGGAGTTCCACTGTCCGTGCTGGTACGCCTGCATCTCAACCATCGACTCCAACCGTTGCGTCATGCAGTAGTTGTCAATCATCTCCTGATCGGCAATCTGCGTTTCTCCGGCGGCGTTGTAGAGGTCGTATTCCGTCCGCTCTACTTCGAGGTCGGCTTCCATGAAGCGGATATCGTACTTGGTGTCGGTGACCATCTGCTTGCGCGTGGGGTTGATGGTCGCACCCGGCTCCGTCGATGAACCGTGAGCCAAGTCGTAAATGCCCGCAGTCCTGACGCCGGTGCCTTGGAAGTCCAAGTCAACGATTCCCGCTTCGCGCAGGAGAGTCATCAGTGGATAGTTGGTTCCGAACCAGTCGATGACGGTCCCTTTGCGGACCATCTCCCGCGATACCGCGTCTCGTTGATTGTAAAGTGGATCGTTCATCTCAGGTTACCCTTTCCTACGCGGCGTTTTGCCGCGATTGAACTTCCTTTGTGACGCGAGCTTTTGCGTCTTGAATCTTCTGCATCGGCGACATTGCCGAAAATTCCCGCAGACTCTTTCCGTCGCGGGGCTTGGGGATGTTGGGATAGTTCGACGGACGCCCGCCGTTCAAATCGGGATTACCGAATGTCACTGGATTCGCGGCCTTGTACTCTTCGACCTTCTTTGCCGCATAATCATCCAAACCTTTTTGAGTGGAGGCGGCAGCAATTTCCTTTTCCTTTGCGCCGATATGATACGTCTGCTCCATGTAGTCAGGAACGGACAGACGGAGTTTGGCGGCGCGGTCGGCAATGGTTGACGGAGCTTCCGGGATAGGCGCTCCAAAAACGCGCTGATACCGGACAGTCTCATCAAACGCTTGGCCCACGTTCGTCAAACCCTTCATAATGGTTTCTTGGAGTTCTTTCATCGGATCGGCCTGCACTTGAGTAGCCGTCTTGGGAAGTTCTGGAATCGTGATGCCAGTGAAACCCTGCTTCCTGATCGACTCGACAGCCGTTGTCAGTTGAGCATTGGCGGCGGTCAGCGCGGCGTTGTTCGCCTGCAACTGAGCCACACTGGTTTCCGTCAAACCGGCGGTGCGGATATTTTCATTGATGATGCGGTCAAGAGCTTCTGCGTCAGATACCTTCTTCTGAGCGGCATCAAGGCGCTGCTGGGCTTCGGTTTCAGAGGCGGTCAACTTGCCATTCCATTCCTGAATGACGGACGCCTTCGCGGGATCGACTTGTACTCCAAGCGCTGCAAGAATGTCTTCGACTTTCACCGTATTCTCCTTGTTACTGTTGTGGAGGTGCTTGCGGCTGCTGTGGCGGGGCGCTTTGCGCCTGTCCGCTCATCTGAATCGCTTGCACGATGTTTTGTACTGCCTGGTTGAGTGGGTCTTGGATAGAAGTGTTCTGAGACGCCATCTGCTTGAGCATCATGGCTATCTTTCCAAGGGTTGACTGGATGGGGTTCGCGTCAGGTGACGCAGCATCGGCCCCGCCTGGTTGGGGAGCCGATGCTTGCGGATTAGGGGATGCGTTCGGGTCCATGATGGCCTCGGTTACTTCTTGCTGGACTTCTTGGAACCCTTCTTGCCGCGCTTCTTGCCCTTGCGCTTGCCTTCATGCTCGCTGACGCCCTTGACGGTAAAGCCGTGCTTTTTGCTCTTTGCCATGGTGATTCTCCTTTGGATTTTGTGGGGGCAAAAGAAAACGGCCCCAAGCTGTTTAGCTTGAGGCCGTCACAATCTTCCAAAGGAAGTGATCTGGAATCTCTTGTGATTCAACTATTACGCTGATACCGTTTTCTTGTCAACTGTATTCTGAGAAAAAACTTCATCGGTCAACTCTTCAAGCTCCGACCCAGCCCTGATTTTTCCCGTCTGCTCGGTTTGAATCTGGCAGATACCGCCTTGGTTCATATTCAAACAAAGCACACGTCCGGTAACTTTTCCTTCATGCAAACACTGCTGGAGATAAGCCAGAGCCGCCCCCGCGCACTCCGGCTTGCGTAGCGCAATGGTCTGCCGGTATGTGACGAACTGCTCTGACTTCAAAACATCAATACCGAGTTCATCTTCCAGTGTTGGAACTGTTCCCGCTACGTTGACCATCTTTTCTCCTTAACTGCTTTTGTTAACCACTCTCACCTGCCCTGATTGAGAACCTTTTTGCGCAGCCTGTTGGGGTTTAGCCCCCGTCTGCTTTCTTCCACCGCCCTTACCCTGCCCAGGCTGCGGAGGCTGTGGTTGCTCCATCCCAAGAGACTTTGCCTTTTCCTGCAACGTCTTCTCGACTTCGAGCTTCCAGATAGCATCTTCCAACTGCTCCTCTTTCCACTTTTCGTGGCGAACCTGATAGTCAGGGATGCCGATCTTTTCCATCGTGCTTTCAGTGTCAATCGGAATCTTTTGCTGGAGGGTGAACATCTGAAGCATTCTCTCCTGCATATGTGTCACGTTAAGCAACTGAGCAGGGGTGTTTACTACTCTGAGTCTCTCGCAATACCATTTCGCCCGGTCGAGTCGGGAATGTGCGCTCAGGTTCGACGTGTCCTCTCCGGGGAGATGCGAAGGAACCAGAGTGTTTGGGTCATTGTCGAACGTCTCAATGCCTACACCTTCTGGACCGATCATGTCGGTAATCATGTCCACGGTGAAGTATTGCGCGATGTTGTACTTCAACATATCCGCGTCTTTGGAGTTGGCAATCCACTGATTGAGTGCAATCCCCTTAGCCACCGGACCCAGGTTCTCAACAAACTTGTCGAATGACTGGTCCGACATATTGCCTTTGACTTCCCGCATGGAAGCTATGTCAGCTAGTCCCAAAGCGGCCTTGACTCCAGCATTCAGCATCTCCACAGCCTTAAAGTCGGATTCCTCGATCTTGACGCCCTCAGGAAGCAATGAGCGAGTCCACTTGGACGGATCGCCTTTGCCACCCACGCGCACGCCTTGCGCGTGGAGCAGGTCGAGCTTGTCCATCTGGGTGCGGGAGACGCCTGTCGATACGTCTGTGCCCAAGGGCGGGTCTTTCTCGATAGCCTTCACGGTGTTGATGTCCGACATTCGATCACGACGAGCGACTTCCAACCCCTTCACACCTGAGACAATCGAGTAGCCGAGCGCGGCCCACGGGTAATCATTCACGTCGTGCTGCGTGACGGGAATCTCTCCATGCATATCGAAAGCTGTATCGTCGTACATCGGGAACGGGCAGGATGGTGAAGTGATGACCAGGCGCATCCGAGGGTACATACGGCAGTCTGCAATCTCAGCAGTTCTTGACCTTGGCAACCCGTTGTTTGGGTCTACGCTCACAATCAAGTCGCCCAGCGTAGGAACATCATATCCCCACGTCGATCCTTTGACGCCCATTGGCTGCGTGTAGCCGGTATCGTTGATTCTGAGATCGTGAATGAAGTGGTAGCGGATTTCAATATACTTGTTCGGCCAGTCGCCGTCGCCTTGAAACCTGTGCCGGTCGTAGAAGTCGTAGCGCCGCGCCATTCCTAGTGATCCGTACTTCGACCACGAGTATTGAGAGATCGGCTTGAGCCATTCTTGGAATTTTGGGAAGCGGGCATGAGCCTCGGCTATCCCCATCGGATATACAATCGTGCCGGCATAGCATCCGCCAATATCGTTATTGTGGGGAATCTGGTCAGGAAGAAACTCGCGCGGACCAAGAGACTCGAAGATGATCTTCGGCTTTCCCCATCCAAACTTGTTGCGCCCAAACTTCTGCCACTTGTACCCACGGCCTAAAATGGCCCACTGGAGAGCCTTGCGTGTGTTGGGGATGTAGAGTGAATCCCAGAATACGAACTTGAAAATATCATTGTAGAGCGCAATGGTCTTCTTTGCCTGTTGCGCCTTTGATCCCATTGTGGCGATCTGGCGAAGGTCTGTAATGGTCTCAACGAAAGAGCGGATGTCCGGCTGGAGGAGATTCGAGGGCATATCCCGGTTCTGGCCGGTCCCCATCAAAAGCTGAATGTCGTTGTCGAGATTGGCGATTCCCGGCTGTCCTTGGACCCATGAATCGCCGGTTTGAACCAGTTCGTCCATCCATCCCTTTAGTTGGGAGCCGTCCGTTTCACGGGGCGGTGCCTGCCAGCTCAGCACTCTTGTTTCATCGTCATGCAGCATTCAGCACCCCGTATCTGATTATCGAAGTACCCTTCTTAGAATTACACAAACCGCACAACGGCTGGAGATTTTCAATCGTGTTTGATCCGCCTTTACTTACCGGAACAATGTGGTCTACGGTGAGCGTTATTTCTGGCTCCCGTCTCTGGCAGCATAAACACCGATGGTCGCATTGTTCGACAAGTTCCGTCCATTCTTGAGCCGTAAAATTTCCCCCAGCCCTAGCAGCAGCTTTTCGCTTACGATTAACCGCCCTGCTCACTTCTCTGTGGGAGTGCTTCCATTCAGCCTTTACCGCCTTGTCCCGCGCCTTTCGTTCGGCATCTCTAGCGGAAAGCCGCGCCTTCTCAATCTCATTTTTGCGACGTTTCTGTTCTGCGTCTCTAGTGGCGTACCATTCGCGGTTTTTCTGGCGGGAAGCATCTCTCCTCTCCTCGGAAGCAGATTTCCATGCTCGCTGATATGCGTTCTCAGCCTCCCTTTGCTCTTTGGTCATGCTATCGCGTCTCGCCTTGGCCCGAATAGCCTGCTTTTTCTTTCTTTCTTCCTTTTTGTCCGGAGCGAGATTCTGCGCCCACAGTCTGCTTCTTTCTCTTAGTTTTTCAATTAAATCTGGGTCATGGTACCGACGGAACTTACTTTCCCTGCTTTTAATACGTTCCGTCTCTCTCTGTTCCGTGGTCATTCTGGCCCGAAGTTTCCGTTTGGCCTCGCGGAGTCTTTCTCGCTCCTGCGTAGTCATGTCAGCACGACGCTTTTTACGCCAGCCAGCCTGCCACGACAATTGACGCTCTGGCTCTTCCAGTCTCACATTGACCCCTTCATTGCATCTTTCACGATCCTCGTGTCATCACCGCCAGCCTCGTACATCTCCGCTGCTAGCCGGGGAACTGCCCTGATTCTACGGGAAAGCGTCTCCTCATACATCTTATCCTGAGCGTCGAGCATCCTCAAATTGACCGCCCGGTTGAACGGGTCAAGATGCGCGTTTCGTGCAATAATTGCACTTCGATTGGATTGTCGGAAAGAACGCTCCCGATTCAACCTTACGAGAGCCGCTTGCTCCTCGTCTCGGATGTGCTGCGCACGGTATTGGTCCATGAAGCGGTCGAGTTCGTGGGCATGGAATACAGTGATTGTCTCGTAGCGCAGCCCCTCTGAACAGTTGATCGGTGGGGCGCCCTCAATCCCGAATCCGAGTATTCTGGAAGAACCAAGCTCCCGGTAGACTACCGTCCGCTCCTTGCCGCACAGTTGCACGTTTCCCATGTTGATACATTACCCCCTTTACGCCCCTAAAGGCAAAGAATAACTACTTCCTGAATCCACAAGCATACTCCGGTCGCACCACAAATCGACCGCCTCTTTGACTTTTTTGGTCAGAGGCCACCGGCTTTGAATACGCTGCGCGGAGTTTTCAAGTTCGTGAAATGTCGTCCAACCCAAGGCGGCGGCGAAGATTGCGTCGTCGTGCTGACCTGTCTGGTGGACCATCTCATACTTTCCCTCTGACGATTGTTTTCTGACGAACGTGGCAAGCTGCCTGATTACGATTGGGTCATTCAGAATCAGCCATCCGGTATTGACTGCATCCACGAATCTTTCCAACAGGTAGGACCGGCTGTAGTCGCGGGTGTACCAGCCCTCCTGATGTCCGCTATTCTGCAAGACGTTCCCTTTCTTGTCGATGCGGAGCATGATGTGGTGGTCGAGGAATCCCATAATCTTCAACTGGCTTTGGCACTCGTCACCGCGCTTTCTAATCTGCTCGATGATAAACTTGACCACCTGCTGATTCGCCGAGGTGATGTGACCGCTTCCATCTGTCCCATAGAGAACAGCGATAGCGGCGGCGATGCGCGACATTTGCGGAGAGTTGACGCGGATGGAAGCAAATGAAGCTACCTCCACGGTAGGCTCCGTGCTGCCTCCGTTTTTAATTACCTTCAAACTTGCCCGATCCTCGTTTGGCTTGTTAAGACCACCCGCCGTGTCAATGGCAATCGCGTAATCGGCTCCTGGTTGCGGCCCCTCGAAGATCATCAACTTGTCAAAGCAAGCCTCGTCTGTCGAGTCATCAAACTGCTTCAAGGGAACCAGATTCCATCGGTACTCGTTGTCGTCCAATCCGGTCCAGTCGAGAACTATCGTCGATTCATCCTGATTCACGTCTACTGGATTTGGCTCGTAGGGTTGGTTGTCGTTTCCCATGAGAATCGTTCGCCCGGTTATCGCGTAGGCAAGGTTAGCTTTTTCTTTCGCTTCCGTTACCAGAGTGATTGTCTCGTGCGTGAAAATCGGATCGTCTTTCGATTGGAAGGCGTCTTCCGGGGTGACGGCGTTGGCCGCGAGAAATTCCCGCTCAGCGTGTTTGGCTACCGCCTCCTCGTACCCACATTGCCAGAACCACTGAAACTCTTTCGGCATCTCCCATTTTCGGCCTAATACTTTTGACAGGTACGGAGTCTGCCGAATAAACAACTCTCCCCGTCGCCGCATCTTGCGGGTACGGTCAGTCACGAAGCTATCCCACGGCTCAGGAACGGGGTGCTGTCTCAGGAACGACTCTGGAGGGTAAAGGTCAGTCGCACAGGCCGGGGGGATGAAGAATGCTGTAAACCTTCCCTTACCTGACGAGTAGAGTTCCCAACTTTCCTTTTGCCACGTAGTAGACATCGAGCCGGTTCCCTCAAGAACCATGAACAGAGATGGCAGTTGGTGACAGGCCGGGAACAACCCTTCATCGAGCGTGTGCTTCGGGTTCGTGTAGTCGCCAAGCTCAGAAATATGAAGGCAGGAAGGTGAGTCTCCTTGTCCGATACCTACTTCCTGCGCTCCTGCTTGGACAGAGAGACGAGAACCATTCGCCCATTTTGGCTCACTTGCTTTAGTGGAAGTCTGCCCCACCCTGAGCCAGAATGGGAGCTTGTCCATGCAGGTGTCCATCATGTTTTTTAGTTTTTTAGATTGTTCAACCTGCACCGAAGCCACAATCGCATAGGTGTTGGCTACCTCAAGTATCCTATGCATAAAGAACAATGCTGTGACGGTGGACACACCTAATTGTCGAGCTTTGAGAATGAAAAGCTGAATGGCTATTTGCTGATCGTCGCACTCGGCCAGGAACGAGAGGTAGATTCGCTGGGCAATGCGGAAGTCAAAATGAACCAACCGGGTGTTGGCGGCGCGGATGTAGGCATAGCGAGTTACAAAATACTCAGCGGAAGCAAAGCAAAGGAACCGTTCATTTTCGACCCACCGCTCGATTTCCTTGACTCTTCTTTCTGTAGGAGCCTTGCCATCTTTCCAAAACCATCCACGCCGTAATCCACCCTTAGAGGATGCAATTTCCTGTGTGCTTTCAATGTATTCAGCTTTTTCGTCGCACTCATCTACGGTATGGAAGACAGGCTCCCACCCATTTCTGCGTTCAAAGTCTCGAATCGTGAGTTCGACAATTTTTTCAGAGTACAAGTCTACTTACCACCTTCCAGCAACTTGTGCTTGTTCTCCGACCAGTCTTGAATCTTGTTTCCAAGAGGAGGAAACACCTCACTCCACGCATCATCCGCGTCCGTTTCTTCCTCGTCATCTTCTTTTGGACGGCCAAGCCCGATATTGATTTCCATTCCACCCTTTTTAGTTGGAAGGAACCCAACCGTCTCATGCAGCATCCTCCGGTCAGAGTATCCGGCGGGTCCGGAAATCTTTGCTGTCTCGACGGTTGTATCAATCACGTCAGGGTGTGCCAGAATTACTTTCAGGGCGCTCTCAGTTGCCTTGAGCGACTTGGCGGACATAAGGATGGCTCCAAGCATCTCCAGGGGGCTTACCGCGGCTTTGACGCACATCGCCTCAAACGAAAGCATTGCCAGATCAACTTTACCGATGGTCCCGATGGAATCGAGGAACTTTCGGCAGACGGGCATGGTGGATGCCGCGCAGTATGCAAACACCTGCTTGCGAGGGAAGTCTTTGCGTTTCCCACCCAAGCATCGCGTCAGAATCTCTGCTGGCTCGGTAGGCATGAGGGCCACCGTCTTGGGGTCGATGTCAAGTCGGCGCATGATGATTGCAGCCGTGCGCTTAGGCGCGAGGGAGGAAGGCTTTCTCAAAACGACCGACTTCTGGCTCGAAGGCTTTGTACTCTTCTTCGGTTTGAGGGAGCGGCCTGTCGCCGACACGAGAAATGGTGGCTTCTTCTTCACTGGCAAGAGGGTACTCCTTATCAGCCCAACGTTCAGCGACTTTCACAGCCCGGTCGAGGATTCCAATGAGACGGTTAAGCTGTCTTGGGGTCACACGTCCCTCCGTTTTCCCTGACCACGAACCGCCCGTGAAAGCGAACTTTGTTGCGGGTCAGGTTGTTTTAGTTCTCTTGGCTTGGGGATCGGCTGGCTTGTCTCGCGGCGGAAGCGGTCAGGTGGAACCTCTGGAATCTCTCCTTCAATGTGAGGCAATTCCATGACGGCAAGTTGATTGCAGATGCGAAACTTTGAGTTGGAAGTGTTGCCTCCGATTCCTCCCTTAGTGATTCGTCCGAAGTCGTCAAGTTCGTAGTCCACCCACCAGCACACGGCAAGACCGTTGTTCATTCCGTCAATGGCTGGTACACGAGGAGCGGAAAACGCCAACTTCCACGACGCCTTGAACTTCGAGTAGGCTGTGCTTGACTCCAGCGAACACGTCGCGGCCAGGCCCAGGTACACAATCTCCTTGACTGCTTCGGCGTGTTCTTCGGGAACCTCTGAGGAAATGCGGGAGGCTATCCCTTTTCGGATTTCTTCCCCGCTGAGTGGCTGTGGAACAACTTGCGTCGCGGATGCCATAGTTCTCCAATTCTCTCGCTTCCCGGTAGCGTTTTTGCAGTTCTTCCATTTTGAGCCGGGAACTCAAGCAAGGTGGATGCCAACCCAACTCCACGTTTCTAACCGTTCTGAGGGAGACGCCCAGAACATCAGCCATCTCCCGCTGCGTCCACCCGCGCTCCTTGCGCCAAGTCTTCCACTCTTTTGCGCAGTTGCGGGATGGGTTGATGATACTCCTCACGACGGCCTCATAACCAACACGGGCTTCTCTTCTTTGGGTTGGTCCATGCCCACGAACTGCACGTTCAGACTATACCCGCACGCCCCGCACCAGATCACGGCGATCAAGTGTCCAGCATGAGTCTTGACTACGTTACAGGCGAACTCAAGTGGCTCATGGGCGCACTTGGGGCAAGCAGGTTGGTGCATCTTCGTTTCGATGATTTCGTTTTCCATCAGTCGATCCTCGCTAGTTCTTGTGCTGGAGTGGGTTGTGATTCCTGACCTGTCTCACTGTTGAAGTAGGTGTACGTTGTGGTGACGGGAAACGGCAAGGGCACTTCGCCGGCCAACCGCTTCACTGTCTTCACCGGACCATCACATGGGTGCAGGCAGTTGTGATGCTCGACGTGCTTTCGCGTAAAGAACCAGAGGAACTTGGTGTAGACGTGCTTCCAACGCTCTGTGCGCCGGATCGTGTGCTTGCATTTTGAGCAGATTTGCTTCATCCATGCACCGCCGTGTCGATGATGTTCTTTATAGCGTTAGCCTGTTCACGAGTGAATGTGCGGCCTAATAGTGCCCCACCTAGAGTCGCATCGAATACCGGCTCCGGCGCGAGGAACATACGGCGCTGCCACTCTCGCATAACGCATTTGATGGTTGTCGCGGGAATGCCACAGTATTCCTCTTCTGACAGGCGCCCCGACAGCACACGCTCCTGAAGCAGCCCAAGCACATCTCCTGTTGTCGGCACAATCGGGTTCTCCGACAGCCAGCGCAGAGCCGCTTCAAGGCATTTTGTTGTTGCTTCTCCACGGTCGGCAATTGTTATGGTGGCGTTGAATCCTGCAATCCACATCTCTTTCGGTACTACAATCTTGTTGCTCATCGTTTTCCCTCCAACTCCCACCGCAACACCTTCAACGCCATCAATCCCCGGCGATACCGGGAAAGGAACTCGTCTATCCACTCCTGACGCTTGGCTCTCAATTCACCCTCCCCTGCTGCTGACCACACAGCGAACACGTCAAATTTGGTGGGCCGCCAGGGAGTCGAACCCTGACCATCCGGGTAAGAGCCGGGTATGCAGCCAATAACACTTGCAGCCCAAAATTCATTCCGGTACAGCCCGCCGCGTGGCCTCTGCCGGACTCATTGAACCCCCGCGACTTGCGGAGCGCTCAAGCGGGCCTCAATCCACGCATCGAGATCGGCGCGGCGATACCTAATCAATCTCTCGCCCGCCTTGAAATAGCGCGGCCCTCGGCCCCCAGCACGCCACAGCCTCAGCGAGGCTTCGCTGATTCCCACGTATTTTCCTGCCTGTTTTGGCGTTAGCGTTTGCAGTAATTCATTCATGGCGATTGCTCCTCATTTCTTTCGTCTTTGGCATACTTAAATTGTATTTAAATACGCCGTAAATGTCAGGACTTGTTTGTTGCCAAAATCTTACACATACCACACTTGCAACCAACCGCGTGAGCAGGCCGAGCCGAATGCTCTTCCAGTTGAGCTACGCGCCCACGTGATACCTTACCAACGCTTTCTGAACTTCCGGCAACATCTGTCTCACGATCCCCCGCACCCTTCTGGATTCCTTTTCCGTTCGCGCCATCACCCGCTGCGCCAACTCTCTGCCCAGAACCACGTCTCCCTGGCAAGCCTTCACCGACTGCTCGGTTATCCTGTCCTCCGCCGCTATCAACTCTTCCAACTCCGTCGCGTATCCCTGCATTACCTACCTCCACATCCCAGTACGGCGTCTTGCACTTCCCACACCGAAGCGGCCTCCCGAATCCTCGAAAGCACCAGTCACGACCACACCGCTTGCAATGTTTGATCTCCACTCTTATAGTGTACACCAATTGTGGCCACTGTCAAGCACTAAAAGTGTACACTATATCCAAAAAATTTAGGGGTCTCCGATTTCGCGGTTTGGGCGGTCTATGTCATCACGCCCCCCACCCTCGGACAACTTTTCCATCGGCGGACATAGAATCAATGACTTGAGACAATATCAGCCCGCTAATTGACCTGGGATAGCTCTACCGCCGATCTTCCGCCGATTACCCGCCAATCCACTGCCGAAGCGATACATATATAGATGCAGTGGAGAAATGAGTGGAGAAATGAGTGGGCAGAAATGAGTGGGCAG